TTCCAGAATCATTTACAGGCATTTCTGAAATTCAAGTTACAAATGCTGGAATTGGATACACAACAGCACCAACAGTAACAATTACTGGAGACGGAACTGGTGCAGTTGCAAATGCTATAATTGTAAATGGAAGAATACAAGGTATTGAAGTAACAAATCGAGGCATTAATTACACTAGAGCAATCGTTACGATTAGTGGTGGTGATGGTTATGGCGGCTCCGCAATTGCTGTATTAGATGGCAGATTTGGTTACCTAAGAACAATTTATTATGATGACAATGCAGAAAAACAAACTATAAATGAACAAATTGGAACAATTAATTACATTACTGGTACAGTCACAATAAATGATATTAGAATATTATCTGTTGTTCCAACGGATGGATTAATCAGACTGACAATTGAATCTGAAAAAGGTATTATTAAATCATCAAAAAATACAATCATCACACTTGATGATGCTGATATTTCATCCGTAACAACTGAACTCTCTGCAATTTAATGTCTGATAATAAAGTCTCTCTACTGATTAATCGTCAGGTTCCTGAATTCATTCGGGAAGAGTATCCTCTTTTCATTACTTTCTTAGAAGCATACTATGAGTACCTTGAAACAAAACAAGGTACTCAAATAAATGATTTAACTACAAAAGCAAAAGATTTAAAAAATCTATCGGATGTTGATTCATCGATTGAAGAATTCGAACAACAATTCTACAATTCATATGCTACATTTTTACCAAAAGATGTTGCAGTAGATAAAGCACTTCTAATCAAAAATGTTTTACCTTTATATCTCTCTAAAGGTTCAGAGAAGTCTTTTAAATTATTATTCAGATTATTGTTCTCAGAAGAATTAGAAGTCATTTATCCTAAAAATAATATTCTTAGGGCATCTGATGGTAAATGGACAGTTGATAGTATTCTTAGAATTGATACCGATGTAAGAAGTGTTTATACTGCAACCGGCAATACAAGTTTTTCTTTAGCACAACAAGTCAATAATGATGAAGTGGAAGTTTATGTCAACGGCACTTTAAAAACATTCAGTACCGATTATTAC